TGTACTTCATAAGCCATTTCTGGTTCTTGAGCTGTTAAGGTTAGTGTATAACCATTCAAATCTCCTACCGCGGTTCCGCTGGTCGAAGTTCCTGCACTTACTACTGCGCCTCTTGTAAGACCCATTAAGAAGTATTTTCCGTTGTTGTCTTCGTAAATAAGCTTCAGATTTCTGTTGCGAGCTATCAAAAGAATTTCATTTCTTTTTTCGGCTTCCATCTTCTGAAGGTTAAAGGTAAAAGCTTGTTCGAAGTAAGCTGTTCCGTTTTCATTGGAGATATTAAAGGTCTCTGTGAATGATCCTACGTTTTTAGCGATCTGGAATTCATACATTGTACCAGTTCCACCTGTTGCACTAGTGATCAAAGATTGACTACCAGTTGCAGAAGAAACGGTTAGAGTACCAAAATCAACATCAGATCCAATGTAAACGCTACCAGAGACCCCCCCTATACTATCAATACAGTCTAGTGGAATTCCGTATGTTAAATTACATGCCATGGTTGTTGTTTATTATTTTTTTTAATAAGAGTGTGACCAATACGATCACACTCTTTTATTGTTTTACAAATTAAGCTACTGTTGAGATAAACTGATTAGCAATTGCTGCAGTTCCCATTCTAAAAGCTGCTAAGAATTTAACATCATCTTGACTTGGATCATAATAGAATCTAAATCTATCTTGATCGTTGTTAAGACCAGTACCGAAGAAAGCGTATTTCTTAGGGCCTAAAACTACAGTTGGTACTGCAGGAGATCCTAAATCTACGATGCCGGGTGCTAAAAATACCTTAATATTAGTACCGGGGAAAATAAAGGAATTTTCCGGTGATCCAGATACGTTATTAATGTTAGGATATTGCAATAAAATTGCGTTACCTTTGTTTTGTAAAGCTTGTGTTAGCTTAGAATAAGTAGCAGCAGACACATACATGATAAGGTCATCTTCTTGTAATACTGCTGGATTAGCAAGTGCCAAAGCGTCTACCATTTTCCAGAAACCTGCATAAGCTGTAGAAGCAGATGCGAAATCAGAAGCTGCTGCAGTACCGTCGATAGCACCAGAGGTTACTGAAGTCTGATCGATAAGACCATCTAGAGATCCGCCGTCACCAGCCCAGATTGTTTGCTCGATGTATTTGTTAATTTCTCTAACTTTTAAATCACCGATTTGTTGTTCGAAAACTGGTGTTTCGTTTGCATAAGCAGAAGCGCTCATGACAGAAGAGATCCAGTATTCTCTAAGTGTTTCCACACACATTACTTCTTTTAATTGCTTTGTAGCAACTACTAAGTTTTGTTGTGTGAAGATTGTGGTATTACCAGTTGCTCCAGCGAATCCGCAAGAGTAATCTTCTACAGAAACACCAGCACCTAAGATGTTAATTGCCGTAGTTCCAGCAGTTAAATTAGGTCTAATTGTTAAGTTTTGTACGGTTTGTGGTTTAAGTACCGCGCGGATGATCAAATCGGTTGAAAGTTGATCGGTATAGGCGGTTAAACCTGCTACATTAAATGACATAGTTTTATAGTTTTATTATTTTTTTATAAAGAATTTTTAAGTTCTTTAAATCTGTCTACAATATCTGTAGACTGACCGAATTCCATTTTAGAATCGTTAATAGTTGTAATCTTGCCGGCTGCAGGTGCTTTTGCAAATTTTGCATAATGCTCTTCCATTTTAGCCATTTTAGATTTCATGTCTGCCATTTCAGTTACTAATGGTTCCATAGCCATCATTACCTTTGTCATAGCTTCTTCAATCTTTTCAGCAATTGCTGCTTTAACTGCGTCTGCTACGGGTGATTCTGGTTCAGATCCATCCATTGGACCTTCGTCTTCCATTTTTACTTTTTGGGCTTCCTCTTCAACTACCTCTTCTACGTCTTCTGCTGCTTCAAGTGGCTTCAAAGAAACGATAGATCCAGATTCGTCAACTAAGACTACTGTACCATCTTCTAAAGTATGTTCACCTGTTGGTGCTGGAGATTTGCTACCGTCTTCTGCTACTACTACTAGTGCAGCACCTGGTGCAAATTCTTCTGCCTCAACTACAGTTCCATCCTTTAGCTTTGCTGATGCCAACTTAACTTGCAATCCAAGAACGATACGGATTTGATTAAGTTTGTTTTTGTAATTCATGCGATTATTTTATTTTGATTTACGTCCATGAATATGTCTTTTTGGTATATGACATTTCCTTAGTCCGATTTTATGATTGTAATATTGACATAATAGATTCTACTAAGTCTTTTTCACTTTTTATTTGCTCGTAATCTACCTTATCTATAAAATTACCTTCTATAGAAAATCCTTGGTATTTGCCTTCTTTAACCATTTCCCAAACCTTAGGATCTGTTACTTTCATTTTAACCATCCAGGTTCCTACAGGCACACCTAATTTGTATACCGAATTAGCTTTGTCTGATTCATCTTCTGTAAGCCAAGATTCAAAGACAAAACTACCACCATGTACATTATCGTTATGATCTAGATTAGTAGAACCAAGTCTAGTTTCACGCATAAATTTCTCTTGAATTTTTGCAATAGTCTCTTTAGAAAATTTAACATAATACATTTCACCGGTTTCTTCGTCTCTTCTAGGAATTTCCATATCTGGTATCATAGCAGGTCCAACTAAAACTTGTTGTTCTTTTTCCACTGCAAAAGCAAGTTTGCTCATAGCTTCAGAATGCTTAGGATGTGATTTAGGTAACAAGTCATTATCTTGTGTGTAGTCTTTGTCAGATGGTGCAGATCCAGATAAGATTCTTAGGAAAGCATTTACTCTGCCCATTGCCCATTGGTTACGTCCCATGCCTTTACGACCTGGTGTTCCTACCGAGAAAGCACCTGCACCTCTACGCCAAACTGCTTTAAGCATACCAAGATCTGCCTTCTGGCTATCTTGTGTGTTCTTTTCGTTGTGCTCTTTAATTTTATCTTTTAATGTGCTTTCTACTTCCTGTGATACTTCTATACCACCTCTACTCGTTTTAGTGTCCCCTGGTTCGTTTTTTTCTGAACCAGTTCTACCTCTTTCTTCTTTTGGTATTCTTGATATAGGTCTTTCTGCAAATGCCTGTGCTTTAACTGGAACACAATTTGGTGTACCATCTGGTTTTAAACCATAAGCTTCATAACCATCCCAACATGGATTAGGTTCTATAAATTCTTCTTCTTCTAGTATTGGTCCGCCAGATATCCAAGCATCGCAAGTTCTGGCTGCTGCACATTTAAAATCAAACGCTTCACAATAACCTAATTCACCTGCTTGGATTGCATCATAAGGATCTGCGAGGGTACCCTCACCAATTCCTGCAGCAATGCAAGCAAGCATTGGTTTAGTCCGAATAAAGAATCCGCAGTTACCACAGGTTGCACTTTTAGCATCTTTAATTGTCGTGTTAAATTTATCTGCTTTTGCTTGCCAATATTCCTCATTAGGTTCACCAGGATTTAGTGGTCCGTAATTAGCTTGTTCTATTGCATCTTGTCTATTAGCAAGATTTAGTTCTATATCTACTGTCGCTTCTGGACATCCGTATTCATTAAACTTACTTTTCTTCCTAGGCGTTTGTTCCACATAAGGTGGTAAGCCAGAAGTATCATAACTCATTTCTTCACGTATGCTTTCTAATTTGTTGCTTGCCCATTCTATTCCTGCTGTTCCACCCCATGCATCCCACATAAGTTTACCACATCCTTCAGAATAAGGTGTATCTGCATTCTGTGCATGTCTAGCAAAGCTTGCCATCCGTGCTATGGTCTCTTCAGAAATAGGTTCTCTATTCGCCAACTGGTTAGCTCTTGCTTTGCCAATTGGTGTTCCACAATCACCCCAACCATTTTCTTCTGCATAAGCTAATGCTCTTTTAGCAGCTTCTGTTGCAGACTCGGGATAATCTGTATAAGATTCAAATTCCATATCTTTATAAAATTCTTGCTCGTACATAGAAATACATCTAGCAACTGCTTCGTCCTGGTCCTTACCTTCAGCTAATAAAACAGGCATACATCTGCCCATAAAATCAGGTTGTGATTCTCCTGCGGTAGGTTTTACAAATTCCTGATTACGCATGTAAATGAAGTATCTTTCAATAGCAGGTTCGTCTACCAAGGCAATAGAGGAAACGCCAGATTCTTCTAGCTCTTCCATTACCTCCAGTTCTATAACACGCTTTTCTTTATTTTTATTTTCCATATTAGAATTTATATATGTGAGTATGGTTTTTTAGATTTTTGCCAAATCCATTAATCTCTTATTGGCTTCTTGTTGTGAAGTCATGTCAGAAGCTACCACATAGGTTTTAACAATTGGTGCGGGTTGTGATGCCATCATAGCTTGTATAGTGTCCATATTAGCCATCATTCCGCCTTCCTGATACTTTCTATTACCAACAGAATTAATTGCCGTTAACATAGGTAAAAATGATTGTGTAGACCTTCTATTAACTACATACTCACCACCTTCTAGTTCTCCAAATCCTGTTTTAATTCCTCCCTGTGCATGAGAAGGTCCTTGTAATAATCCACCTTCAGCAAAAGTAGATCCAGTAGGTTTAGTTGCTGGTGCAGCCGCTGCTCCTGCAGATGGGACAGTAGGAACCTGAACTGCCGTAATTGATTTAACTGCTTTAAAACCAGAAGCAAGAATAGTTGCAACGTTAATAACTTTAGCAACTACATCGAAAGGTGAAGGCAAAACAGATTTTTGTTTTAAAGCTTCTGTTACACCTTGATAAGTATTAATAGTTGCTTGTGCAATTCCTAATGCCTTCCCAGCTACTGTATCTCTACCAATTAATTCAGATAATTGTCCAATAGAATTACCAGCTTCACTTAACTGTTGTCGCTTAAATCCATATTGGTCAGCATCAATCTGTTTGTTTGTTTCTGCAATCTTACCGTTAAATTCTGTTTGTTGGGCTTCAATTGCTTTTAAAGCATCGGCGTTACCTTGTGCAGCAACTCTTTGTGCTTCTAAACTATTATTAAATTCAACTGCTTTATCTGCAAGAAATTGTTTTTCTGCGTCAAAATCTCTAATTCTAACGTCTTGCATCGCAATTAATCCAGCATTAATATCTCCTTCTATTAAGGCTCTATCTTTTTCAAGTGCTTCTTTTTTTGCGTTGTAAACCTTTTCATTATACTCGGCGGTAATTGCTAATGCTTTTTCACCTTTTGCAATTTCTAATGCTGCTATTTCATCAGCATTATCTTTATTTTTTGTAATTAAGGCGTCGTAAAATCTATCACTTTCTACTAGAGCTAAATCGTATTTTTGTTTTTCACTAACTGCTAATGCCTTGGCAGTTTCGTCTGCTAACTTCTTATCTTCTTCAACTTTCTTCTTTTGCTCCTCTGTCAACTTAGCATCTCTAGCAGTCTTGTCGTTAGTATATTTTGCTTCTAAATCATTTCTTTGAGCCAGTAAAGCTTTGTATTCATTAGACCCTTCTTTTTCAAGAGCCATTAAATCTATAATTCTTTTCTGCTCTCTTGTGTACTCTTTGTCTTTGTAAGCTTGTTCTGCTTGTAAAGCTTGAATTGTACTTTCTGATTTTTTAATTTGTGATTCTGCAAGTTCATCATTAGATTGCTGAACTTGTTCGTTAGTATTAATTAAATCCTGTGCTGCCTTTTTAGTTTTAGCTGCAGCATCAGCATTATTTTTATTTCTTTCTTCTCTATCTTTTTTCTCTTTATCTGTTAGCCTTTTGCTACCTTCAGTGAATGATTTTTCTGCAGATGCAGATGCTGTTTTATAATTATCAACTACATCTAGTATTCCATTACCTACACCAACTGCTAAATCTTTTACATTAGTAATACTTTTAACATAACTGTCTTTTACTGATGTTGCAACATCTGCAACGCCTTCTTTTATTTTATCGAAATCTAATTCAAATACACCTTGTAAAACTTTTCCTGCTCCCTGAGCAACATTTACTAAAGTTTTAAATGCGTTAACTAAATTATTAATAATAAATTCACCAAAGGGTTTAACTATTCCAAATAAAGAACCAAAAACACCAGAAAGAACACTTACCGTTTTGGTTAGTCCTTTCATGAACTTGTCATTCTCCATTAGACCAATAACTAAATCAATAAACAGATTAGCAATAGGTTCAAGAATAGCAAAAAGACCATTTAAGATTTTTGTAAATCCTTCAGAGACTTTAGTTAGTTTTGCTTGTCCTTCTTCAGTACGACTTAAAGCTTCTTTCAGTGCCATGAATGCACCTACAATAAGTGTTAAGGTTACGACAAAAGGATTAGCAAGAAATGCTTTAAAAGTTTTATCTAAACCCTGCATTGCACTACCTACCTTACCTACAACACCTGGTTGTGCAGCAAGTGCATCTTGTACTTCTTGACTTCTTAAAGTTGTTACTTCTAATGTGTCATTCAGATCGTTGTATTCTGCTTTTGCTTTTGCAAATGCAATCTTATCACCAGTAGCTTGTGCCTCTTGCATAGCAACCTGCGCTTTCCTAATCTGCAATTGAAATTTAACAAACGCATCTTCTGCTTCCGAGGTATCGACCGTTATTTTAGGTTTTGTAGCCATTTCATTTTATTATTTTTATAAACATCCACTATCTAAACTGCCATTAAAGCTAACATAACTTCTAGCTTGGTAAGGATCCGGTAACTGGAATGATGGGAATGTCACTGAATTACTTCCACAATATGCTCCTTCAATATTTCCTGGACTAAAATCAGTAGCTAAAACTGTATTATAAGCATTAGCAAAACAAGATGACCCAAATGTTTTTTCCACATCATAATAATAGTAATAACCCGGGGTTCCATTAAAGTTAAAAATTGATACCTCATTATCGATTGTAAATAATTGGACACTTTGTGTGAATGTACTATTATCTGGTGATTGATATAATGTAAGCGTCCCATGTGTACCAAACAAACCATTCATCCTTAATTCTACATCGTAATAAGACGGAGGTGGTGTTGGTGGTGGTGGTGTTGGAGGTGGGGTACCACAAGCAACTCCTGCACTAACAACAGTAAAGGCTGCAACATCTAACAAAGGAAATCCAGGTATAAGAGTACCAGTGTTTACACAATTAGTTAAAGTTACATTACCTAGAGTTGAAATGTATTCATATTCAGTTAATTCAGTTGTACAATTATAGTATTTTATGTAACCAATATCAGTCACATTAATTACTATATCCTCTTCACAATCTTCTGGAGGTGGCGGAGGTGGTGGTGGCGGAGGTGGTGGTGGTGGGGGCGCATCTTCACACGGATGAAAATCAATAGGAATATTAATCGTACTTTCACATACACCAGTAGAAGTTACTGTAATTTGTGTGGCAGTAGTATCAGCATTCACTACGTAATTAGCCAATAAAGAAGTACGCGGAACACCACTTGCTAATACACCCGATACATTATCTGAGATTGTAAAGGGTCCAGCATCTGTTCCTATCGAACTTAAATTTATGTTAACTGCTATCGTTGGCATATTTTATTTTTTATGTACATGAGAACGTTTGTGTTAAATCTGTTCCTGATATTGTAAATGGCGTTCCATATATTGCACAGACTGAACCATAAGCAGGTATTGTTTCTGCAGAATGATTAATTCCATCGCAATCTTCCCAATCTCCTGTCCAATCGAAAGGCTGATAGTTAAAATATTGGAAGCAAGAATTAGCACAAACGAACGAACCTTGCCATGCATCTGTAATTGGTGAGGTTGGATCTGCAGGTCCTGCTTCGACTAATAAATACATGCTATTAGTATAAGGACTACCTAGTGTACCGCTATTAGCTGTACTTAATGAAGCGCCCCAAGGTCCTGGATAAGTTGCACTACCGGCCCAACCAGATGTTGTAATTAAACCTGTAGAATCGTATAAACTAAATCTATTTGGTCTATCTAAAACAGTCCAGTTAAATTGAATTGTGCCTGCTCCTAAATCATCACAAATAAAGTAATTTTCGTAAATGTGATAGTCATTACCAGCATAAGATCCAGAAATAAAATCATCGCAAACATAACAGAAACCTCCAGTGCCACCAGTACAGTTACCGTTTATAAATACTTCAGTATCTGCTTCTATTCTTGCAAAACCTGCATCATAAATGTAAAGTGGATCACAACATACTTCTAGATCGTTAGCATAAACGTAAATTGAATTACCGCCTGTGCCTCCTGTAATATTACAAGATGGTGTTGTACACTTCCAAGCAGTTCCGCCACTTAATCCACAATCGAAAATAGTACCAGTTAAATTAACAGAGAATCTATATTCTGCACCACCTGTACTTGGACTAGCAGGAGCATAAGTATAAGTACTAAACCTAACTGTGTTTTGGGAATTTATAATTGATCCACCTTCTACTTTAGTAGTAAATACTCCAGTGTCGTGCGAAGCACCATAAACTAATGTGCCTTTTACATAAGTGCCCGGTGAAATTGGTCCGGTATAATTGAATGGTGTATTTGCAGTAATTGTAACTAAATCCTTAGTACTTTCAGGCATGAAATTTAAACCATCAAAAGATTTAGTAATTGCAAATGCCCCAGTTCCATTAACATTAGAATTAAAATCAAAAAATACATCTATTGTTTCGTTACCGCAAGGTTCACAAGATCCAGGATCGCCAGTTGCATTTACTGCTCCAGTTCCACCCGTAACTTCTACTGCTGCTAAACCGTTATAATACCAACCATTTGAAACTGGTGTTCCTGTTTGATCAGAAAATAGTACAGTAGCAGTATTTAAATCTTCTGAATCTGCATAGAAATTAAAATTAGAAGTATTAACACAACAAGATGCTTCACATAATGTAGATCCTGTACAACCAACATAAGGAGTTAGATCGTAAATTAAACAGTTACAGATATCGCAAGATCCTGATTGTGTTCTAATACCATTGTTAATAAAAACATAATTAGTGTTATCATAAGCATACCAACCATCTGAAGGAAAAGCAGAACCTATAGAGTTAGCATAAAACACTGTGTTGGTATACCAAGTTGCAGGATCGTTGTTTTGCATCCAAAATTCTCCAGTTGCTCCTTGGCAACAACATGCTAAACAAGCATCACCAGTTGCTCCAAAATAACAAAGTTCTAATGGATCTAATTCTGGAATACATACACAAAGAGCAGGACTAACGTCTATTGTATCAATAACAGTAACAACAGAACTTGCATTTAAAGTATAAACATAAGTACCATCTGAATAATAACCTAAAGGTGCAAAGATTGATCCTCCAGCATTTAAAAAGAATCTAGTACCAACTACAATATTATCGGGATCAGCAACAAAGACTGCAGTTATTGTACTAAATTCTTGACAGCATACTGCGTTACAAATAGATTCTGACGAATAACAAATATCTCCTACTATTTGATTAGGTGCAGAAATTGCTAAATCAATATTACTAATTTTAAAAAGTACTACTTTACATGGACTTGATTGACCTATTACATAATCATTAATTGAATTAACTAAATAATAAGCATCTTTAATCCAAATTAGATCGTTAAATCTAAGATCTACAATATCAGAATAATCTAAAACAAATTCTCCTTCAAAAGAATAAGCATAATCTTTAATTTGTTTTGTATTCCCACCTGTTTCAATTACTTCTATAATTTGACCATAAGTTGCATCGTACCAAGTTCCCCAAAATCTTTTAAAAGTAGTTAAATCTGACTTTCCATTAGGATTAGGAGCAAGGGTATTATTCCAATTAACTGTAGAATTAGTCCAATCTAATAGAAAGTTTGAACTCGTCCAAGGATTAGGATAATAACCACTCATTAAAGGAACTTGCTCTTGCTCTTGTGCTACTCCGGCATCATCTCTTAAATACCAAGATTTAGAAATTATAGTATCAGGTCCGCCGCTTCCGCATAATTGATTATACCAAGCAATTCTTAATTTAGGTTGTATGGGTTCACGTTTAGTAGGTCCATCATTAATAGGAGTATTTTTTGCAATGTGTGGAATTAAAAAAGTCTCTGCGGCAAGCACATCAGCATCAGATGCTCCTGCGCCGTAACCGATTGGTGCTAAAGGTAAGGTTGCAAAAATTCCTTGTACATCTTTAATACCTTTAATAATTTCTATTTGTGAATCTTTATTTAGCTGACCATAAACTTGTTTTGTTGCCTGTTGGTAATTATAGTTTACGAAATCCGTATCTTCTTGATCCTTGTAAGTTATAAAACGCGGTTGAGACTGAAATAAAGGAGTTAACTTATAACTCTTTTTATCGTTTAATTTATCACTCCAATCTTTTACACCTCCTTGTTTAATCCAATCTTTCCAAGGTGTAATTATAAAATGTTTAGGTTTAGTTCTACTAGGTTCCCATACAAATTTAAATCTTTCGTTAAGAGATCTTATAAAATCAATTTGTTTTATATTATCTGGTAAAACTGCTTTAATATCTAAAACATTCGTTGGGGTTTGGGTAGTATTAATTTTTAAATTATAAAACGTTACACGAGTATCTTCAGCAAAACTACTAATAATATTACTATAAAATTGAATTGTCTCATTTGCAGCAAAAGTATGGAAGACAGAAACAGTTATTGTTCCACTAAGAGAAGTTGGTGCAAAAAAATCAACACCAGATTGATAAGTCGGAGAACCTCCAGGACTACTAAGAGCAAAAATAAATATTTCAGATCCAGTAGGTACAATATTAAAAGGATCCCATTGGTAATCAGCAGTGAATGTAAATTCATATGGACCAGGAACAGATATTGTAAAAACCTGGGAAGACACGTTAAAGTTATTTCCAAAATCAAATGCTGTATTTAAGTTACTTATTCTTTGTACACCAAGATTATTATGAAAAAAAACATTATTAGTTAATTGTGCATTAACATTTTCTACTGCACCAGTACCTCCAGTAAATCCTGGTTCGTATAAAGTTGCCCTTGCATACTTGTCTGAAATAATGTAAAGATCTTTAAATTCATCTCCATAAGTAGGAGATCCAGGCACACCACTAGGACTAACATAAGAGTTACCTTGAATGTATTCTGATTCATAACTGAATTCTGTTCGATCAAAGATTGCATCCCAAATTGCTTTTACTCGCAAGGCAGGTTTCATCTGACCTTGAAATAAAGGAAAGTCAGGATTACAAAATGGTTTAGAACCAGTTGCGCCTAGGCTTCCGGTTGTTGCCATTGTTGGAATAATAGGAAAACTATTAACTCCTGCCCCAGTATAGTTGTAACCCCATTCACACAATGGATAAACAATGTCTCCAACTTCTCCTCCTGTACCACCAAATCCTTGCTTCCAAGAAAGAATAATGTTTTCGTAGTTTAATTCGTGGTTATATTTAGAAAGATCTAAATCCGTTAAAAATCCACCTTGATTTTTACCGGTTGCGCCAGCTGGACTTAATCCTATTTGGGTAGCAAAGTCAGAGACTTCACTTACAAATAAAATTTCATATTCAATTTTACTAGTAGCATCTTCACGATACACATTCATCAACTGAATAACACCCATCATCCAAAGTTGACCTTGATTATTAATGTAAGCCTGTACCTTTACAGCAGGATCAAATAGTGTTTGGTTAACATTAAATGCCTGTTTAAAAAACTTACCATTCGCAGATGAATGTGGTATTCTAAAAGTTTGTGAATATGAAGCAGCAGTAATAGTAGGATCCATTACATCTTGTGCTCTTAAATTCATTTTAATAGGATCTGTATCGTACAGATCTAAAAGAATCCAAGCATAAGGATCGTTTATATCATCATATCTTCTAACAAATAACTGCGGTAACGGCCTCATATTAAATATTTTGCATTGTCTGTTCGGTACTAAATTCTAGTACAAAATTAGCAGTAAACAGTTTAACTTGTTTTATAGTTTTAACTGTGTAAGATTGTTCGCTTACCCTACATGTAAACGGAAAATCTTCTTCTCCAATATACACCCAGGTCTGTGAACTTTTTACAATTCCTTTTAGGAACTCTACATCTTCCTGTGTTAGAAAATCAGAAGTAATTTGCCATTTGGTTTTTATTGATCTATTATACTGGCGTGTTCCACCCTTTAACCAATTCTGTGTTGTATCATTACTTAGAACTACTGGCGTAGTGCCACTAAAATCAACTTCAGTTTGGTAAAAAGTTTGTCCTGTAGCATCGATTGTTTCCTCTGCCTTCATTTCAAAGTTCCAGTAATCTCTACCACCTAATGAATTTAGCCAGCAAATTCTTGCTCTTGGATATAAATAAGAACTACAATCTTCAACTAGATCTATAGTTAGTAATTCAGATACTGGAACAGAAGGTGCACCGGTGTATCCACAACCACCAGTTATGTTTAATTCATTAAAAAGTTGGACTGAATAAGAACTTGGTATTTGACCAAGAGAAGAAAACACTCCCAGATCTTCAAGATCTTTTGGCCCAACTCTTAGAGATAAAAATTCTTGATTGTTAACATTAGAGTAAGATCCTGTTCCTGAATAAGCAATAGAACCACCGCAAGAATATCTTGGACCACCGCCAAAGTTTTGTTCGTAGTTACCAATAGCATAATTTCCTATTGCTCCTGTAGCAGAATAAAAAGTAAACCAAGCAACTTTAGGCGAAGCGTTTTGTAATAGACTTGGCGATCCAGCAAAGTATTCATATACTGGATTTCTGTTTAAAAATGTAATAGCGTATCTGTCATAAACTAATGCTTCAGCAGAAATATTAAGAGGAGGAGCATCAGCGGTTGTTTGCCACGCACCCCCAGTTGTAGATCTTGGATATTCAGAAAGAAAAAGACCAGGACCACCACAAGTACTAGACGGATAAACTGAATCGTTTTTTAGAACATAAGGTGCTACATAACCAAACAGACCATAATAATCTGCTGCTCCTGTTTCTTGTACTGCTAAATGTTCTTGTTGTCTTCTCCAATCTAATGAAGCGGGTAGAACAATAACAGGAAGAATATCATCATCATCTGTCGGATCTTCTTCGTCGTAATAACCCTGTGCTCCTAATGGATAAGCAGGATCACCTTCATCTTCTACAGCGTTGCCTAAACCATTATAAGTTACTGGATCTGCCCCAGCAGTAGTACGATACTGTTCGCCTACATACAACTTAACATTACACACTGCATTTGTACCCATTTTAAACGGTGTACTTGTAGGCACGCCTACTTCATTAGCAAAATCCCCTATTTCTAAAAAAGGATCTACCATAGAACTTACATCGATCATACCTGCTCCTGCTGGATTAGGTCTTTGAATAAAACGGTTTATGTAAACACTATCAATATAAAGATCAAAAACATAATTAAAATCTATCTCTGTTATCTGATCAGAAGTTACAGACCAAATAATAGGATTATATCCGGGTGAATAAAATTTAGGTCTAAAATTAACTGCGGTTATCATCTTACTTTATTATATTTTTGAGCCATTTCTTTAGATTCATTTTCAGCTGCACGTAATGCGTCTTTTTTGTAGGCGAGGAAATTAAAGGCTTCTCTAACTCCAAGTTCTGTAACTCTTGAAATCTCGAGAGGATTGTCTCCAGCCAGTCCGACGAAAGTGACGTACCACCCTTTCGCAATAGATCCCATGCTTCTTTCTCCATCTTCATTTGTATCTTCCTCTCCGATGCCAAATAGATTGGCGTAGTTTTTAAAGATGTTTGCGCGATACCCAAAAAAAAACCACTGACTGCTCTAGATTTTCCTAAGGATAAATCTAAAAATAATTCAGATCTATGTTTAAATCCATCATAGTCGTATCGCTCTACTATATTCTTTTTCCATTTACGGGAAACGATTGGACGATATAAGACTGCTAATATTTCATGAATTCTAGAATCTGCATTAGGATCAGAAACAATAACGTCTAAATCTGCAAACTCTCCAATAGTCATTTTATCAAAATCAAGTAATCCATAATCTACACCTTCATGATTAAATTGATGGACTACTTCTTGTTTGTCCCACATTTCTACTTGAATCATATTTTCTAGTCCTTCCCAAATCTTATACCAGGCAGAGATAGTAAAATCTTTTAAAGTATTAACTGGACAACCACTAAGATGCGAAATAATATTATACTTACTTTCTGCGTTATCTAGTAGGAGTAAAGTACGAATAGCATAATAATCCCGGATTTTAATTCCATCAATAGACCATTTATTTCCTTCTAATTCAAAATGTATTTTCATGCAAATGATTCGTTTATTTCTTGGGTAATAACTTCGTTAATCGCTTCGGCGTAAGCAATACTTAATTCATCAGCAATCATTTCTCTAGTAATATCGTTTAAATTAAAAAAATATCTAGGTCGTATACCGCCTATTCCTATTCCTGGGTTTTCATCTACTGCATAATCAGCTAGTGCATCTAGAAGATCTCCTGTAATTTCTTTTCCTGTATTAATACTTTTAGAAGATCTTTCATCCATTGTACCTCTATATAGATAAGTTCCATAATCGTTATATCTAATGTACATGCCTTCTTCATCATAGTCTACCACTATTGCCCTACCTATTTTTGCTGATGGTGCTTGCCCCTGCAAAATAATTTCTATCTTCCTGGCAAGTATAGCGTAGGTTTTTTTAAGAGATATTTTTGTTTCCATACTTAATCAGCAAATGCTGCGTCGCAATTATTAAATGGATTCTTAACCTCTAGTACTACCTCTGCTGACCAACCGCTTAGATTGTTATTTGCAGCTTCTACAAAAGGTCTACATACTACAGGAACATCTAGATACACTTCTACTTCGCCCCAAGTTGTCATACGCATACGACTTAGCAAGTCTTGTAGAATCATAAAGGTCGTATTCAGTTGATCTTCCTGTACTTGCAAATCGTAATTGGTAATATCTTGTACGCTTAGTGCAAAGGAGAACTCCACTTTCCCACCGGCATCTAGATCCGCACGTCTCGGAATGAGCATGACCAGAGGATACTGAGTGGGGTTCTGGGTATTAGTTTCTATATCCAGATCACTTAGTTGACCAAACGTGAATTGTTTAACATTAACGTGGGAAAGGGAAAGAGTTCTTAAATATTCCACCACTGACTTGAATGATGATAAAGGACCTGATGCCATAAAAAGGTGTTTGTTTTACATGAGTATATATGTTAAATAAACTGCCGAAGAAATGGGAAAGAAAGACAAAGCACACCGTAAGAAAGTACAAACCCGCAACGAAAGAGTTGCTGCAGCACATAGAAAATTCCAAAAAGAGATGGGAGAAGAGTTTAAGAAACAGATGGAAGCCCAAGTGCAGGCAAAGCCAAAACCAATTTATGCTTCTACTGGAGACTTCATAGCTAAGAACTATGACAAGATAACCGAGCAAGGAGCAATAGAATATTTAGAAAAGAACTCTGATGTGGCGTTTCGATAACAGTACCTTTAACCAAAACCCGCTAACGGATGCCTATATGGACTACTGTTTCCACCAATATGGAGAACTAATCCGGAATTATAAGCTTTTGAAGAATAGAACCAAGTGGGGATTTGCAGGATTTTGCCTCCAAAGTTTTTTAAGAGATGGAGAAAGAATCGTTAAGTATAGGTTTGCTAAGATCGAAAAGGCCTATATGAAAGATGCAGTTACATATCTGCAGACACACGCAGAGACTTTGTGGCAAGACTACGAGGCTAATCCTGATTACCGAAAAGAATTAGGCGAGTCTTATATCTGGGTTAGAAATTTAAAAGATGTTTATAGAAAACCCCCTACCAATCATTACGAATTAGATCTAGTGTTTGGTGCACTAGAATGCTTTATGCTAATAGAGGAAAAAAATTTATTGTAAAATATTTTTTTATATCGAACAGTTGCTATATATTTGCTTAACAAAACAAATAAACATCCCGTTATGAAAAACAAATTAAAACAATTTATCTTTAGATCTAATTCTGGTTGCGAGGTTTTAATCGAAAAACAGAAATGGTCTATTAGAGAAACCCATATTTGGAATATGGAAAAAATGCAAGATGAAGTATTTTGGGTAGCTTGTAAAAAACAAGGTAAACTTTATATCACTAAAGGTAAAATGCCAATTGGCCAAAACGTTTGGGAAACTGTTAAATACTAATCATGCCAAAGAAAAAACCAAGTTACAATATGTTGTTCGATATGTTAGGTCTACCCTCTACCGAGCACGCTATGAAAAAGGCAGCAGCCAAAATAGTTAAAGAAATTCTTGCACAACCTAAACCAAAGAAACCATGTCCTACTACGAAATAGTTAGAACCACTCCCGGTGGTAAGATTAAAAAGTAATTGCCTAGCAATATTTACTCGGGATGTTTTTAGAACTAGGCAACAGAGCCACTCGCAAGAGTGGCTTTTTTTTTAGAAATCTGTCAGCGCCCTATTTTTAGATCCCGAACCTACGAGTGTATACCCAGAAGAACTTCCTATTTGCATTCTAGTACCCACTGCATATCGCAGTGCATCCATGATATGGTTATAGTCATCGATAGGCTTATCCGTACCTTCCCTGTAATAGTAGTTATCGTACTCAAGACGGAGATTAAAACTCATAGCATCTGCATGTACTTCATAGGAACATAGCGTGTCGATACCGGCTCGTATAGAGTCTGGACCTTTAACACAAGGTCTAATCCCACGCCAACCCAATCTTTGTAAAGTTTGAATGCTGCGTGGATCCGCACTGTCTGCTACTATGACACTGTGCTGGGGAATGCCTGCCTTGATCATAGCCCGATGTAGATCCTCTGTAGTTAAACCTGTTTGGTAAAGCCGCTCGCGCACCCATAATTTCTGACCGCGTTTCTTAACCTCGACCAGTGCTGAGGGATCTTGACTAAACCCAAAGTCAAGACCGTATACTACTTCTGCGTCTGCGTCCGGTTCGAAATAGGTCCAATCCCAGTTCTTATAAACCTGTCCTTCTCCTACATCTTTCCAACG